GCAGTCGCAGCACCAACGCGAGTCAGACCGACATCCAGATCCTTGAGTCCTACGGCATGTCGAACCAGTCACCACGGAGCAACCCGCCAGTCCGTGATCGAGTGGCAGCCGTGCAGGCGCTGCTCGAGAACGGCAAGGGGCAGGTTCGGTTGCAGGTGGCCGAGCGCTGCAAGCGGGTGATCGAGTGCCTTGAGTTGCAGTGCTACAGCGACAAGGGCGAGCCTGACAAGGACGCAGGGTTCGACCACATGAACGACGCGCTCGGGTACTTGGTCTGGCGTGAGTTCAACCCGCTACACGCTGGCGCTGGCCGCGGCACCGGGGTGAGGCTCTATTGAGGTTTGCAACAAAGGCGCACCACGGCTGACCATGGTGTAGGATCAGTGCATCGGGGGCAACGGACCTCCACTCGGCAGCCCAGAGGCTGCGCTTCAGGTGCTGGATCAGCTCACTACTCTGATCGCTCGGTACGAAGCCGAGGCTGCTGAGTTTGCTGCTCAGGTCAAACAGGCCAAGATCGACAACGATCGCGGTTGGTACCTGCAAAGCATCCGCGCTTTCGATGAGCGCAAGATGTGGGTTCATCAACTGCAGCAGCACTTGCCCGCCTAAGCCCTTCGGGGCTCCTACCATCCCAACCATGACCCGTCAATCCATCACCGCCAACATGACCGCCGCCGAGCTGGCAGCATGGAAGGCAAGCAACCTTGCCCAACCCGTCAAAGTGGTCATCCTTCAGCCCATCGCTAAGCCTGCTCGCAAGTCACAGCGTCAAGAGTGGCAAGAGTTCCGCAATGAGGCCCTCGGCATGATCGAAGCTGCCAAGCGTGAGCGCCACTTCCACATCCTGCCGCAACTGTTCCAGCGCTTGAACACTGCCAACGAAATGCTGGCCAACCGTGCTATTGCCTGATTGCGCCGACTGCGGCGGTCCCATTGGTCAAGACCAAGGACCGCCTGACGGTTGGCAACTTGAAGACGGCAGAACTGTCTGCCAGTCCTGCTGCATCTCAGACCTCCGCTCCTTCATCAACCATGATCAACCGCATCGCATCCCTGGTCCTTCTGTTCATGATCTACGCCGTTGGCGTCAGCATGGGCCGTGATCAGGTCGTACAAGCCCATCACAACCACCCCGCCTGCCATCAGGGACTGAAGCCGTAAGCGCCGTCTCAATCAAAAACGAGCCAAGGCTTGAAACGGTACGCCCTTCAGCCTTGGCTTTTGCTTTAAGTTGTTCGCCCACTACAGGAGGCAAGACCAATTGAACGCGAACACCTTGTGCCATGGTTGGATCGTGGTATGATCTCAGCATGATCCAATTGGATCAGCTCGCACCATACCGCAAATGGAGGCTTACTACCAATCAGCAGCATGGCAACGCAAGCGCCAGCAACGCTTAGCGCACGACCAGCAAACCTGCCAAGGATGTGGCATCACTGCCACGCAATTGGCTGAGCTTGGCTGGTCAGCTTTGCAAGTTCACCACAAAAACGCTGGACCGCCGGACTACCGTTACCCGTCATTCGGCAACGAGCAACTGTCAGATCTTCTGACGCTTTGCTCTATTTGCCACGACGGCATTACCAATTCAGTCAGGCAACAGCGATTCAAGTTGGATCCACGCAAGCAAGTGCAACACACCACAGTTGCGGCGCCTTCACTTTCTGTTCCCTTGCAACCTTCTAAACGTGTCCAACCTCAATACGATCCAGATCACAATTTCGGGCGAGAGCCCATTGCTGTGCCACAACGGGCAAACAGCCGATCCGCGAAATACCTACGCCAAGGCGATGAAAGCCGTGAGCAGCAAGCGAAAGAAAACTGACGCTGACTACGATGAGATGGCCAGACTTGAATGGCTGGCCGGGCTTTATCGCTTTCGCGATGAGCTGGTGATTCCTGACTATGTGTTGGAGGCTGTCTTTATCAACGGCGCCAAGAAGTCCAAGCGTGGCCCACAGGCCAAATGCGGCATGTTCTTCACTGAGCACGCAGTATTGAAATTCCCAGACAAGCCAGCGATTATCAGCGACGATACGCTGAGCGAAATGTTCGTCAGCGGTGAGTTCACTCACACTGTTGGCGTCAAGGTCGGCATGGCCAAGGTGATGCGCACCCGACCGATGTTCCGCAACTGGAGCCTAGATGCCACCGCGCAGTTCGATCCGGATGTGCTGAACCTGCGCGACATTGAGGAGATCGCCAATGATGCTGGCAAGCTGGTCGGTTTAGGCGACTGGCGACCCAAGCACGGGCGCTTCACTGCTGGCATCCTTGCGGTGTAAGTCCAGACTGGGTTGGCTTCGGCGAGGTTTGTTGCAATGCGGCGAGATCAGCTAAAGCTGGCTCTGGAGCGGCAAGGGCTGATGTCAGCACTGAGGGCTTCCGCCCTCTCTGCTGCCTTCATTTGGCAGATGTGGTGCGGCCAGACAGAGTGTGACTTGGTGCGCTCAGGCCTGGTCGGGTGATGTGAGCAACGGCAAGGGCTGATGATCTCAGCGCTGAGCCCTACTGGGCTCTCCGCTGGGTTCTTTAGAATCCAGATGAGACACGGCAGGATGCGGTCAAATGCGGCAAGATGCGGTGAGGCGGGGCTAGGTGCGTTTGGGCAAAGCAAGGGCTGCAGACGGCAACACGGAGGGCAACCCTCCCTGCTGCTCTCTCGGGAGCAGTCATGGTCCGGCCAGCCGAAGTCCGCTCGGGTGAGACCTGTTGAGGCGAGATTCGTTTAGGCGAGGTTGCCGAAGGCTTGGTTTACGCCAAGCCTCTTATAATTTGTGAACCAAGGTAGCGCCATGTACTCCGGATACGGTCATTACGATCGACCTGTTGCGCAACGTCAGGTCACCAAGGTCAACGATCCAAATTCAGTGTGGTTCGCACAGGAGCCTCATTGGATCTTGATTGAGGATCTACTCGGCGGCACATATTCGATGCGTAAGAAGCATCGCCGATATTTATTTCAAGAGCCAAGGGAGCAGGATGAAAGTTACGACAACCGCCTAGCCCGTAGCGTCTGCCCGCCCTACTACATCCGACTAGAGCGGATGCTGGCTGGCATGTTGACCCGTAAGCCCGTGCGGTTGGATGACACTGCCGATGTGATCCGCGAGCAACTATTCGATGTCGATCTCCAAGGCAATGACCTCAACGTCTGGACCTATGAAGCAGCCCGCAAGATGGTCCGTTATGGCCACGTTGGCACACTTGTGGATGCACCTGCTACTGGGGGTAGACCCTACTGGGTGACCTACACGCCGCGGCAGATCCTTGGTTGGCGCACCGAGACGCAAGAGGGCAAGCAGGTGCTGACGCAGCTACGGCTGGCTGAAGTGGTCACCGTGCCCGATGGCGAGTTTGGCGAGAAGGCTGTCGAGCAGATCCGGGTGCTGACGCCTGGCGAGTACCGGATCCACCGCAAACAAGACAACGGCGACTTTACTGTCGTCGATGAGGGCCGCACCAGCCTAAGCGAGATCCCGTTCACGATCGCCTACGCCCAACGCCACGGGTTCATGGAGTCGCGGCCGCCGCTGGAGGACATCGCCGAGCTGAACCTGAAGACGTACCAGGTGCAGTCTGACCTGGACAACCAGCTTCACATCTCGGCAGTGCCGATGCTGGCGTTCTACGGGTTCCCGTCGAGCGCTGAGGAGGTATCAGCAGGACCGGGCGAAGCGATTGCGTTTCCGGCTGAAGGCCGCGCTGAGTACATCGAGCCAGCAGGCAAGAGTTTTGAGTCGCAGTTCCGCAGGCTTGAGCAGCTTGCGATGCAGATCAACGAGTTGGGTCTGTCAGCAGTGCTGGGTCAGAAGCTGAGCGCCGAGACCGCCGAGGCAAAGCGCATCGACCGCAGCCAAGGCGACAGCACCATGATGGTGATCGCGCAGAACATGCAAGACATGATCGACAACTGCCTGCAGTGGCACGCCACCTACCTGGGCAATGCCACAGCCGCAGGCAGCAGCTACGTTAACCGCGATTTTCTCGGCGCACGCCTTGAGCCCGCAGACATTAACAGCCTGCGGGATCTGTATGTGGCAGGCGTCATCAGCCAGGAGACCTTGCTGCGTGAGTTGGCCGAAGGCGACGTGCTGGGCGATAACTTTGATGTGGATGAAGAGCTGGAGGCGACCTCTAATGCGGGCCTTGATCTACAGTCTGCTGGACCGGCTGACAGACTGGCTAGTGGATCTGATGATATGGATGGAGCCGAAGAAGCCGAGGAAACAGGAACTGGACTATACGATATGCAACCTTCCTGATGAAATCTTGGCTGTCGTCCGTCTGACCTGGTACAAGGACGGCAAGGCTGATGAGGTAGACGAGCTGCGCATCATGGAAGACGGCCAGAACGGTTACGACGCCTTCGCTGCAGCAGTGCAGGGTGCATTGAACCGCGGCGCTAATGTCAGCATCAGGTCGCAGTACAGGCCCGAGCATCTTGGCATCATTTCATGAGCACACCAGAAGCGCTATACCGCAACGCAATTGACCTGAACCGCTATAGCAACAGTGTTGCGCGGCGCATCATCAATGCCTACAACGACATCATCATCGACGCCGTCAACCAACTGCGCACTATTGATGAGTTAGCAGCACCGGTCAAGGCGGCACGATTGCGGGCGATCCTGGCGCAACTGAAGGACAGCCTCGGCACATGGGCTGGTGATGCGACCGAGCTAACGGCGACCGAGCTGCAAGGCATCGCGCAGTTGCAGTCTGAGTTCGTCACCGACCAGTTGCGCCGTGTGCTGCCTGCTGGCGCTCGGGATGCGGTGCGCACGGTTGAGATCAGCCCGCAGTTTGCGCAAAGCGTGGTCACGACCGATCCGACGCAGCTCAATGTGGTCGCACTGTCGGATGACCTGTTCAAGTCGGTCTATGGCGCAGATGCCTTAGCGCAGCAGGCTGGCACTGGCACGTTCAGCCTCACCGCGGCCAAGGGTGCAACGATCACGCTGCCCAATGGCCGCACCGTCGAAAAGGCGTTCAGGGGCATTGCGGTGGATCAGGCTGAGCGGTTCTCGCAAGTGGTCCGGCAGGGGTTGCTGACTGGTGAGCCAACGCCAGCCATAGCTAAGCGGCTGATCGGAAGTCTTGAGCGCAGTGACGACCGGTTGAG